TGAGATCAGTTATTTTATCTATCCATTCGTCGAACCAATATTTGTCTCGCATATCTCCGGCAGTTAAAAAAGTCATTTGAACTTCATCAACAGCTCTACCATTGGGTATTTTAACTATAGGTTGACCGCCATACAATTTAAAATCAGTGGTTAAAACTTGTGAACCAGGTATGTTTAATGACTCACAACGAAAAGATAAATCTCTTGGTGACGTAGGCCAACTAATTGGACCGCCAACGAAGAATACTTCAAATCTATTAGATTTAACTGTTCCTAGTGAATTAATGTGCGCTTTGAATTGATTTAGAGATCTCATAATCTATATTTATAATAAATAAGAATATGGCTTATTCCGGAAGATATAATTTAAAGAATAAGGGAAAATACAAAGGAGATCCGAATAACATAATTTGGAGATCTACTTGGGAACTTAAATTCCTAAAATACTTAGATAATCATCCAAATATTTTAGAATTTAGTTCTGAAGAACATGTTGTTCCTTATATTTCTCCATTAGATGGGAAGTATCACAGATACTTTGTTGATTTCTATCTTAAGGTTTTGACTAAAGAAAAAGAAATTAAAGAATATCTTGTTGAAATTAAACCATATGTGCAAACTTTAGAACCAAAAAGGCCAAAGAAGATAACTGAATCTTATGTGAATACTGTCAAAACTTATCTTATAAATTCTGCAAAATGGAATGCAGCAAAGAAATATGCTGAGAAACAAGGTATGTCTTTTATTGTAATTACAGAGAATCATTTATTCTTAAAATAAATAGATAATATGGAAACAACAACAAATGGCAAATAATAACATACCAGCAGCTAAAATGTACCCAGGAGATCTATTAGGATCTAAATATGGTAAAGTCTTTTGTTTAATAACTGTTCTTGATACATATGCAGCATCAGACACTGATGCTGTACAAACTATCAAAGATACAGCTGGTAATGCAGTTACAGCTATTGAAAGCGGGGACGTCACTCAAAAAGGATTGACAATCAGACAAAGTTTAAATAGTACAAGAAGAGTTAAAGAGAATATATTTCTACCTATGCCATTGTCGCTCAGCACAAATTATGGTGTTTCTTACGATGATTCTTTTTCTTACATAGAAGAGGGGAAACAAGCTATATCTGGTGTTTTAGGTACAGTTGTTGCTGATTTGAGTAAAAGTCCGGGTGATGGGGCTCCATCAGCATTAGAAGTACTTCAAACAAAATTCCCGATAACATCTTCTTTAGGAAAATTACTAGGAAGTGTTACACCCTCCGCTTTAAAGATTGGCGGCGCTGCAGCTGGTTTAGCTTTAAATCCACATAAAGAATTGTTATTTAATGGCGTTAAGTTTAGAGAATTCAAGTTTAAATACAAATTAATAGCAAAATCTGAAAAAGAATCTGAAACGATTAATGAGATAATAAAAATATTTGAAAAGTATATGCATCCAACATTAGCTGCAGGATCTTTACTTTATAGATATCCTGCTGAATTTGAAATCAGATTCTTTACAAGTGATGGGAAACAGAATAAATTTATCTATAAGATTTACAGATCTGTACTACAAAATTACACCGTTTCGTACGGAGGAAATAATTTCGTTACATTTAAAAATAAAGATGGAATTACAAAAGGCGCACCAGTTGAGATTGAAATTGAATTGGATTTTAAAGAAACGAATCCGTTAACAAGAGATTTTATTGAAAAGATATTAAATGAAGAAAAAAATCTAGGTCAAGCGGTAACACCAGAATAACAACATGTCATACTTTAAACAATTTCCTTATCTTCTTTATCCAAATTTTTCTGATAAAACAGGAAATACTTTTTCTCTACTGAAGGATATCACAGTAAGAGTTATTAGAAAGATATCTCCAACTGATGATCAATCATTATATTACAAATACAATATCAAAGAAGGAGAAAATATTGAATCTATATCTAATGATGTTTACGATTCTCCTAATTTTTACTGGGTTATAATGATGATAAATGACAAATTTGATAGATTCTACGATTTTCCTTTAAATACAGAAGAGTTTCAGAATTATATTGTTGACACATATGGATCAGTTGCCGCAGCGCAAACAACTTACAAATATTATATTCGTGAAGCATACGAAAGATTCTCAACTAATATTGGAAATACAGAAGAAACTCAAATAAATGGTGCGACAGGCATCTTATCAATCGATCCTGTAGGAAGTCAATACGAAGACAATACATTCTTCTTAGAAGTTCCTCAAATAGATTACGATTTTAGTAATCCAGATTCTCAAATTCCAAGACCATATACTCAAAATGGTCGAGTGATGAAAAAAGCTAAATCGATATACGATTATGAATTTGAACTTAATGAATCTAAAAGAAATATTCTCTTATTGAATAAACAATATTTACAATCATTTGTAGATACTTTTAATTTTCTGGTTAAATAAATGGGTAAATTACAAGCAGGAAATTATACTCTTAAAAATCTTATTATATTTTCTGAAAAAAACTTTCTGGATATATCTCCTATTTTCTCAGAAATCAATATTTTCGAATCAATTTTCACAGCAACTATTAGTGGCTATATTGAAGTAATTGATGCGAATAACATCATAAGTGGTTTAAATTCTTTACCGATTTTAGGTAATGAAGGTATTCTTATTGAATTAGAAGTTCCTGTTCATCAATATATCGATCCGAATAAGAAGACAGATATTAAAAGTCTTACGGAAATTAAGAAGAATAAAATTAAATATTTCGGTAGAATTGTTGACGTAAGAAATAGAACTATGTTAAACGAACGTTCTCAAACTTACGAAATACATTTTATTTCAGAAGAATCTGTTCTTGATAGAAACATTAAAGTGTCGAAATCTTATAAAAATAAGACAATGAATTCAATTATCGAAAATATATATAAAGATTTTGGAACTACAGGAACTTATGAATTTGAGAAAACACACGAAGCACCAAATGTTGTGATTCCAAATTGGAGTCCTCTTTATACAATTAATTGGTTGGCATCTAGATCTATTTCATATACTTACAACACACCAGGATTCTTCTTTTTTCAAACATTATATAACGATGGGCCAACAGAAGGAGACCGAGCAAGATATACTTCAAGTAGATATAGCGAAGAAGTAACTTCAAAATTTTGGTTTCTATCAATAGATGATATGCTTGCGTATGATGCAAGAAAAACTATATTCTTTAGGCCAGGAAATTTACCAGATGGAGATGATTTGCAAAATAATTCAGAGCACTCTAATGCGTTAAATTATGAAGTTGTAAATTCTTTCAATACCATCGAAAATAATACAACAGGATTATTCAATAACACATTAATTACTCATGATATTACAAAAAAAGAATGGGAAAAAATACCATTTAATTATGATAAAGAATTTGAAAACTTCTATCATTTATCTGAGAATAAAATATATTCTGGAGTTAAAAATATATCCGATAAGAGATTCGATGATCCTTCTTATAAAGAATCCAGGATTATGTTAACTTCTTTAGGAACAGCGGAAAATCCAAATCGCTTACAAAATATATCTTCTTCTAAATTAAGTAGATTATCTTCTCTTAATTATTTTAGAATTAAGATAGTGGTAACCGGAGATGCTACATTAGAATCTGGAGATGTTATTAAATTCGATTTACCTTCACCCGAATCTAGTGGTGAGAACAAATTTGATAAATATTACAGAGGTAATTTTCTAATTACGGCAATACGACATGTCATAAATAGATCTTCTTATAATATGACTTTAGAATGTTCTAAAGAATCTCTAGAGAGTGTAGTAGAATAATGCCAAGTACAAATACGTTTATAGGATTCGATAATTTCGTCTGGTTCCAAGGCGTAGTAGAAGATCGTATGGATCCATTGAAGTTAGGAAGACTTCGTGTAAGAATTCTTGGAATCCATACAGAAGATAAGAATAAAATTCCAACAGAAGATTTACCTTGGGCTTATCCAATCATGCCGATTACTTCTGCTTCTATGAATGGGATCGGAGAAGCACCAGTTGGACCAGTTGAAGGAACTTGGGTTGTTGGTTTCTTTAGAGATGGCGATAATTGTCAAGAACCTGTTGTGTTCGGAACAATTGGTGGTATTCCTCAAAAGAAAGGAAATCCTCAAGTAGGATTTAATGATCCAACAAATAAGTATCCAGAATCTTCCTATCTGAAAGAATCAGATACAAATAGATTAGCAAGAAATGAAAAGATTTCAGAAACAATTATCCAACAAAGAAAAGATAAAGCTGTAAAAACTGTTCCTGTCGCCTTAGAAGGTGTATCTAATAACGGTGGTCCTAGAAAAGAAGGCGATGATACTTCTTGGTCTGAACCTCTACCAATTTATGACGCAAAATATCCATTTAATCATGTGTTTCAAACAGAATCTGGACACATTAAAGAGTGGGACGATACAAAAGATAAAACGAGAATCCATGAATATCATAGATTAGGAACTTTTTACGAAATCTATGAAGTAGAAGAAGATGGTGAAAAGAAAGCTAATAAATTAACAAAAGTTAATGGAGATAATTATTCTATTATATTAGGTGATGATAGAATATATGTATCTGGTTCTGTAAACATAACAGTTGATGGAAGATGTAATGTTTATTCTGCAAATGACATAAATGTTCAGGCTGGAGAGAAGATTACAATACAGGCTGTTGGTGAAACTTCTCTATATTGTCATGATAATGTTTCTGTTATTTCAGAAAAAGATATTAATATAGATGCTGGCGGAGACTTAAATATATCTGCTGAAAACATAAGAATGACAGCCAATACAAATTTCAATGTTAATACAACATTAGGATCAATTGCAATGGCTTCAAAAACAACAATGGGACTGTCTTCTTTGTTGAATATGAATATATCATCTTTAACTTCTACTATTATTAATTCTACAGTTTCAACTGAAATTGGGTCGGTTGGTTCAGTAACTCTTAATTCATCATTCACATCTGTAAATTCAACAATTAACACAAGCGTTGGTTCTTTGATTAGTACGAAAATTGTTGCTGGAACTAATCTAGATTTAGAAGCAAAAGCAGGATTTTTAAATGCAAAATCTAATATGAGAATTAATTTAGAAGCACCAACGGTAACAAGAAAGTTTCCAAAGACGGCTCCGACAGGGCCACTAACATTTAATCCATTTTAAAGAAATGATACCAAACGTACAAACAACAGCTACTATATTTGCTGGAATTTCTGCTAAAAAACCGAAAACAATTACAGCAAAAATACAAAGAGCAGCAACAATTGCAATGGAAGCAGCAGCTATTATCGCTCCATTTATAAATCGTGGTGTATCTTGGAGAACAATAAACGAATCAGCGTTTAATTCTTTAGGAGTTCTTTCAGCTGAAGGAATTATTTCTGATGAACTTAATGCAGCTTTAAGTGATAGTGTTAATCAAATTAGTTCAGTAAATAACACAGTTAATTCCTTACAAAGAATTACGCAAAATATGTCTTTAGATAATATTCAAGAATCATTATCTAATATTGATAACATAACAGCTGTATTAAGGAATCAATCATCATCACTTTCAAGGACAGTCGATTCTTATGCGAATTTGATCGATGATAACCAATCTCTTACAACTATTCAGAACTCATCATCAACTGTTCAACAATCGATAGATGACATTAATGAATATGTAAATAACGGATTATCTTCTATCTCAAATGATTTAACAAATATGTCAACATTAACAACAAACATAAATGCATTAGGTTTCGGTGTTACTGGAAATATTCCGAATGTAAATGAAGCTCTTATTCAAATTAATAATGTTGCAAATACAGTTGCTAATGTTCAAAATATTGCAAATAATTTAATTGCTACAGCCCAAAATGTTAAGAATATCGCAAATAATGTAAAGAAGATCAATTCTTTCTTTAAGAATAAGAGAAAGAGTAGAAAAACTTTACCAACATTACCAGCAGCAATTGATCCTAGAAATAATCAGTATGTTACTCTATATAATTCTTTAAACACAACAATAGATTCTTTGAATACAACAATCACTACCTTATCTTCTATTCCAAAGATTCCGTTCTTTTCATAAATAAATAGATTATATGCCAACCACTTTAACGAATAGATATAAAGATATAGATTTATCTTTTCAGAAAAATCCAAAAACAAAAGATATTTACACCTTAACTGATGTGGATGCAGTTAAGAGATCAGTTAAATTGTTGGTTATGACAAACTTTTCAGAAAGATTATTTCACCCAGAAATAGGTTCTGGTGTTTATGGATCTTTGTTTGAAAACATTACTCCTGAGACTGCTACTATTTTGCAGATCAATATAGAAAATTGTATAAATAATTTCGAACCGAGAGCAAGAGTAATTGATGTTATAGTAAAAGATTTTCCAGATCAAAATGGTATTGAAATAGAAATCTCATTTTATGTTGTTAATATTGAGCAACCAGTATCCGTAAGAGTACAGCTAGAGAGAATAAGATAAAATGGCAGAAAGAATTTCCAAGTTAGTTTCAGATTTAGATTTCGAAACAATAAGAGCCAATATAGCTGCTTATATTGCTAACAACACCACATTCACAGATTATAATTTCGAAGGTTCTGGTTTAGCACTTATCCTAGATATACTTGCTTACAATACGCATTATAATGCGGTATATCTTAATATGGCTTTAAATGAAAATTTCATTGACACAGCCCAAACAAGATCATCGATTGTTTCTATTGCTAAAAATTTAGGCTACACACCAAGATCAAGAAAATCTGCTATATCAAATATTTCCTTCAGAATACCAACAACGGATCCAGAAAACACATCATTAACTCTCGATAAAACTACAAATTTTACTGGTGATATTGATGGAACAACTTATATTTTTCAACCAGTTGTTGCTTATACTTCTAGAGTATCTGGCGGATATTATACATTCACAGACGTCCGTTTAAGAGAAGGATCAAGATTCACGATAAGATATCCTATAACTGCAACTGCTGGAGAAAAATTCTTTATCAATAATTTCAATATTGATACGGATTCGATTGAAGTGTATGTAAAAGAATTAGGTCAAACTGGAGATCTACAAACTTATAATCTTGTTTCTGATATTACTATTTTAGATTCAGAAGAACAAATTTTTTATTTGTTCGAATCTGTTGATAGAAATTACATTATTCAATTTGGCGATGGTGTTTTAGGTAAGAAGCCTGAGGCTGGCGACACAGTTCTTATTACATTCCAAACTTCTTCAGGCGAAGCGGCCAACGGTATTTCAAAATTTACTCTATCGACTACTATTGGAACAGGAAGAGATGTGGGTCTAGAAACTTTCGGATCTTCTGATATTGTGTATGATAATGTTGAGGTGTCACATTCTGGATCAGCTGAAGAAGGAATCGAATCAATAAGAACAAGTGCTCTTAACAATTTCTACACTCAAGGAAGAGCAGTTACTGCAGAAGATTATAAGTTTTTTTTAGAAAGAGATTATCCGCAAGCAGAATCTATTTCGGTTTGGGGTGGTCAAGATAATGTTCCGCCAATCTATGGGAAAGTTTTTATTTCTTTTAAACCGAAGAAAGGATTTAGAGTAACTAATTCCGTTAAACAAGAAATCTTAAATAATGTATTAGGAGATAAGAATATTATCTCAATTATTCCTGAAATTATAGATCCTGAATATACTTTTATTACTGTAAATTCTTCAGTTTTATTTGATCCAAAAAGAACAATTTACACTTCTTCTGAATTATCTTCAATAGTAAGACAGACAATTAGCAATTTCAATGTCGAAAATTTGATTAAATTTGGTACAAGATTTTCATATTCTAAATTCGTAAGCTCAATTGATAACGCAGATTCATCAATTATTTCAAATTATTCTTCTATTAAATTAAGAAAGAATATTGACATAATATTAGATGTCACATCAACTTATACGATTAATTTCCAAAATAGATTAAGAGAAGGAACTTTCGCTAGCTTATCTTCGTTTAAAGCAGTTAACGATTCAACTCTTGGATTGTCTAATGAAGATTATTATCTTGAGGATGATTCTTCTGGATTATTAAGAATCTATAAGTTCTCGGCTGGTACAAAAGTAATAGTCAAAGCGAATGCCGGTACGATAAATTATAACTCTGGTTTAGTTCAAATTACAAATTTTAAACCATCTTCAATACCTAATGAAGATAATACATTAGATTTAATTTCAGAACCATTCGAGTATACAGTTACTTCATTTAGAAACAATATATTAACTATCGTAGATACTGACGTTTCAATAAATATGACAGTAGAGTAAAAATGCACACTCCTCATAAAAAGAAAATATTCGTCAAATCTCAGATTCCACAATTTATTAGAGAAGAATATCCATTATTCTTAGAATTAATGGAACAATACTACGATTTTCTTGATGAAGAAACAGGAAAAATTGTAGCTGTAAAGGTTATCGAAGGTGGATCTGGTTATAATCCTATAGTTGCTTGGCAAGGAAATACCACATATGAAGGTGGTTCTAGATTTTCATTTAATAATAGAGTTTATCAAGTAATCGGTAAATCTACATCATCTTCGATTACAAAAACATTTAATATTAATACAGCTAATGCATCTTCGGAATATTTAAATGTAACTTCACATGGTTTATCTACAGGTGATGAAGTAATTTATTCTTTTAATGGTGCCACTGGACCAGCTGGTGCAACTGGTGTTATAGGTTTAGTTGATAATAATACTTATTGGGTCCGACCAGTAAATTCAAATACATTACAGATATTCAATACAAGAGCTGGTGCTGTTTCTGGCGCAACAGGTGCATTAGTAAATCTATCTAATACTGGAATTTCTCAAACACACAAATTTACTGCAGGACCATATCATGGTGCTACCGGAACTACTAACGCACCAACTTCTTTTGCTGGTGTGACTACTAAATTTATTAGTACTGGAGGTATTAATCCTGTAATAGTATATTTCCAAACGAAAGATTCGAACGGAGTTTATATTAATGACCCGAAAACTGGATCAGCAGCTGCTGCTTCTGGATATCCTGTTATAGAATCTGGTGTAGTAAAGAAGATTGTTGTAACTAATTCAGGATCAGATTACACAGAAGACGAAGCACCTATTGCAATTGTAACTGGTGGTGGTGGAAGTGGATGTGTTGCAGAAGCGGTTGCAACTCTTAAATTCGGAAATATTAATGCAGGAGTCGCTGCGGCCAAATCATCAAGAGATATCGATGAATCTATAGAATTATTCGTTGATTCGTTGAGAAAAGAATTTTCTCCTAAGATTCCTGAAAGGTTATATACTGAAGTAGATTCTTCTATATCTTCAAGAGAAGTAGATACTAAAAAATTTATTAAGTTTATAAAGCAATTTTATAACTCAAAGGGTGCAGAGAAATCAATTAAATTTCTATTCAGAATTCTATTCGATTCCGATGTTGAGCTTTACTTTCCAAAAGTTGATATGCTTAGAGTATCTGATGGAAAATGGACGCAAGATTCTGTTATAAGAATCGCTCCTTTCGATACTTCTATTTCTGAAGAAGATTTTACTGATCTTTATCTGGGCGAGAAAATAATCGGTGTAACATCAGGAACAACTGCAGTAATACAATCAATCCATGATGTAGCAATTGCTGGAACAGGTACTGTTTTTGAGTTGAATTTAACAGATATTAATGGAACTTTTGATATTTCTGGTGAAGATATTAAGATCTATAATCTAGATAAGACGAAATCTGATGATCCTATTGGTGCAGTTAATCCTTGTATCGTTTCATTAGATATTGTAGATGGTGGAATTAACTATTCATTCGGCGATCAAATTTTAGCAAATCCTTCTTTTATAGCTAGGGTGACGAATACCGATACTATAACTTCCGAACCTAGATATTTTGTTATCTCAGATATTGCTTCTCTATTATATAGATCTTTTAATATCGCATCGGATGTAAATGGTACATCTAAGACGATAACCTTTAGAAATAATCATAATTTCGCAACTGGCGATAGCTTAACATATACATTTGGCCAAAGTGCCGATAATAAAACTACGATTGCGAATTTTAACATAAAAGATAATGTCGATTATGTGAATAATCGAATCATATTTAATGAAGATCATACTTATAATATCGGCGATAGAGTCATTTATTCATTTAATGGTGCAACTGGACCAGAAGGAGCAACAGGACCGATTGGTTTAATAGATGATGTATCTTATTATGTTGGTAAAAATATCTCCGATGATTCTGGAATTGTAGCTAAAGTAGATATTCCGCTTAATATAGGTAGTTTAACAATTGGTGCTACTGGAATATCAAATTATATGTCACCAGGACTTTATGGTCTTATCTTTACTGGTGGTGGAGGATCAGGCGCAACAGGATTAGCAACTTTACAATATGGTTCAACAGGTGTTAGTGTTTCTTCTATTTCTTTAATTCAAGCTGGAACTGGTTATACTTCTGCTCCAACAGTTACAATTGCTGGGGCATCAGGATTCACGACAAATTATTCTATAATTGCTAATTATTCTGGCGGATCGAATTATACTGTCGCCCCAACATTAACATTTACAAACCCATACACCGGAGCAACAACATTTAATAGTGGTGCTGCTAATATTGGATCTACAGGTTTTGTTCCTAAGACGCAAATTCAAGTAAATTTTGCTATCCCTGGTGCCACTGGTGTTTCTTCTAAATTCTATAGGGCAGCTAATTTTATTGCAGATAGTTCATCTGTTCCTACACATAATTTTGGTGTAACTAATAATTGGAGAGCAATTGGTAGAAATGCATTAGGAACATGTACAATTTCTTCTGGTTCTGTTAATACTATTAAAGTCACTGATAGTGGTTTCGGATACAGTATTCCACCAATCGTTTCTTTCTCAGGCGAAGTTGGAGCAACGACTGCAGTTTCTAGAACAGCTTTAATGTATTCGGATATTCCGAATCAATATGTTAATCTATATTCTTCATATGATTTGGCAATAAATGGTGGATCTACTGGAATTGTTCCTCTAGGTGCAACTGGGTTAAATCAAAATCATACATTATATCTTGCACCGATTGGATTAAAAGATAATACAACTTACTATGCAAGAATTACTGGTGCAACTGGAGTTCAGTTATACAAGAATTATGCTGGCGCCATAGCAGGTTCTACTGGTTCTTTAGTTGCGATCGGTTCAACTGGAGTATCAGAATATCATTCTCTTTATGATCCTGAATTAATTGCGAATATTAATCCAACTTCTAAAACAATAACTTTCGTAAGTCCGCATAATTTTAAAACTGGTAGAAAAATTATTTACTCTTTTAATGGCGCAACAGGGCCAGTTGGATCTTCTGGACCAATCGGTTTAACTGATGGCGAAACTTATTACGCAAGAATTACTGGTTCAACAGGTTTTCAACTATTTACAAGTTATGCTGGTGCACTAGCAGGTTCTACTGGATCTCTTGTATCTCTTGGGTCAACTGGCTTATATCAGATCCATAAATTTACACAAGTTTCTGATAATTCTATAACTGATTATAAGATTGAAAATTTCGGTTTTAATTTCCCTCAAGGCTTCACATCTTTTACTACAAATGGTGGAACTGATGCTTCTTTTATTGGAAATGTTTCTTCTCTATTAACTTATGATGGTTCTTATATTGGAACAGATTCTCAACCATCTTCACAAAAGAAAATTCAAGATTCTGAATATTACCAAGATTTCTCTTACGAAATTATCTCAGATCAATCTGCGAATATTTTTGGTAAGTTGATAGAACAAACAATTCACCCAGCTGGGTTAAGATATTTCTCTAAGATTCTTTCTGTTAAAGATGAATCTCTATACGAAGGAAGATATAATTATAATCCTTTCTATTATCAATACACTTATTTTGTTGAAGGATCGCCAGATAATTCTTTTGATATTACAGATTTATTAGATAATGGAACTGAATGGCAAGCTGGAGATAGTGTAAGCGTTGGAACTACAGAAAATCCAACTAAGATTTTCGTAAGAATTTCAGGTAACGATTATGTTTATATTGTATCAGAATCGGGCACGTTTGGCGCAACACCGCCAGCTGCTATTTCTGGCGAACAAACAAATGGAACTGCGAAACTTATATTCTCTGGTGTCGCTGAAAAATTATTATCTGTATATGTTAATGGTGAACTGAAAGAGTTTAATGTTGACTACTTCATGGCCGATGCGAACACTGTTGAGTTTTATTCTCCTCTACCTGTAGGATCTATTGTAAGAATCTATAAGAGAGAAGAAACTCCATTCGATACAGACTACAATGAATATGCCAAGACTTACACAACAATAACGATCAGAAGAAATAATTATGTGAAAGATTCTATAAGAGCTTATAAGTGGTTCGCAGGTCTTCCTTCTACTCCAACAACTTGGAGTGGTGCCACTGGTGGACCATCTGCTGTTAATGATTTAATACAATGGTTGGATAATTATTATATCGTAACAACTGCAGGAACCACAGGAAAAAATCCACCAGTTCACGAAATCGGTTCAGCAACAAATGGAACTTGTATTCTAAAATATTTTAATCCATTCAAAGGTTATGTTGGTGATATATTATATCATAATACAAACTTCTATAAGATCACCGGAACAACTAATGCAAATATTTCTGGAATCTTTGGTCAAACTGCTCCAACACACACTTCTGGAACAGCAACTAATGGTAAGGTTATTTTAGAATATTATGAACCAGGTTTTAGATTCTGGGTTGGTTCTACAGGTTATGAACCAAACGAAATAATTTATCACAATAGCAATTGGTATAAAGTTATCAATTCAAGCACTGCAACAAGTGGTGTATCAGGGCCAGTTCATAATTTTGGAACACAGACTAATGGAACTTTAAATCTACAACATCACACAATAGATCACGATTTTGTAACTACAATTCCTGTTGTATCGCAACTAGATCCTGGCAAAGCAATGCTTGGCCCGACAGTAAATGATATTGTAAGAAATGTAAATTCCGGAATTCCTGATTATTTCCAAGATTTTATTGGAACTATAACTTCTCCTGGAAATGGTGTTACAAGCACAATAGATGCTAGTGGTGGTGCAGCTAACGTAGGACTATCTTCTGAAGATGATGAATACACTAATTATTCAATGATTATCACAGTAAATGGTGGTACATTAGATAATACGAAATATGTAAGAAGAATTACAAATTATAACGGTACTACAAAAGTATTCACATTATCTCATAATATTGATAAGGGAACAAGTCCAACATCGCTTTCTTATAGATTAATACAAAATTATATTCTTTCTTCTGTCTCCGGCGCAACAGGTGGAACTGGAATATTTGGTTTATCTCCTTACGATCCAGCTTATGAACTTAATGCAATCGTCAAGAAAGAATTCTCATTCGATCCAACAAATCAGATCTCAAGTAACACGATTAGTCTTTTCTCTGGCGCAACAGGTTTAGGATATCCCGGTGCAACAGGATATTATCATGGATTATCTACTGGTGATAAAGTTGTTTATTATAATAATGGGAATGCAGATGTTAGTGGATTGACTTCTGGAACAAAATATTGGGTAACTGTTACAAGTCCGACTTCAGTTAAATTAGCAACAAATTACGATAATTCTGGAGCTGGTGCAACTGGTGCATTAACACCAAGCAATATATCAATTACTGCTGGTAGCACAGGTATTCATAAATTATATCTTGAGAATAATTCTTATCCTTATTACAATATTATCATTACAAGTGGTGGTGGTGTAAACTCAGTTCTTAATATTCTTGAATATAATGAGATAGATAATACAATAAGTTGCGAGGGAAACCCAGGAACCATAATTGCAGACGGAGCAACTGGAGTTGCTAATGAATCTACATATTACATATATCCTGATTTATATCGTATCCCAACTGGAGCAACTGGACCTAATGGTACAATCTATAACGATGATCATTTTTCTGGTTCTGTGGTTAGTATCGTTATCTCTTCAGGCGGTCAAGGATATCAAATCTCAGACACAATTTCAATCGTAGGTGGTTATGGTTCAGGAGCAGTCGCAAGTATTGGATCGGTTGATGGAAATGGAAAAATTACATCAATAAATGTAACATCTTCAGGTTCAGGATATATCTATGAACCAAGAGTTACTGTAAATTCTGCAACTGGAACTGGTGTATCTCTATATCCAATTATGAAAACTATTAATGGAGTTGGGGTTGGATTAAATTACAATTATTCTACTTACGGTCATTATGTGTTTGTGTTATCTGGAACAACAAAAACAACAACTGGTAGTGCTGTAGCTGGATCTGAATTTATAACAATAGATTCTGGTTTCGATACTTCAAATATTAGAACTGGTACGATTGTTTCTGGAACTGGAATCGCAACTGGAACTATTGTAACAGATATAGCAGTTGTGGATACAGGTTTAAGTATTACAAAGAAAATTAAATTAAGTCAATATACGACTGGTAGTGTCTCTGGTACTATAACTTTCACCAGTAAAAGACCTTATCCAGATTTTGAATATGGCGAAACAATTAATCAAGTTTCAATTATAAATCCATCAATTACTAATAAATTAAGAGTAATTAAATGTGATTATATAAATAATGTATTATATGTGGAAAAAGATGAAGAATCTGATGAATTAAATTCAACAAATAATTTAACAAGAGTAAGAGATTCTTCTACTTTACAGATTACAGGTGCAACTGGAATATATGTTACAGGAGAAATGTATTCTGGTTGGAAATCGACGAATGTTCCTGTTGAATCAATAATTAAAGTATATCCAATATAAATAGAATTAAGGATAAGATAAATGCCAACAGTTTTAAGTTCTTCTCTAAGACACAAAAATCTAAATAATTTCAAAAACACAGTCGAAGACGAATCAGTCTATTTCTTTGTGTCTAAACCTAGTGGTTGGACAAACGATTTGATTCCAGATTCTGTGTTCGACACGTTCACATTAGAATCTGATGCATTCGACGAAATGATATATCTTAAGAAATTATCGATTTCAAATTGTGTAAATGTAATTCGTTTGCATCGTTGGCAAGAAAATAGAAGATATCAAGAGTACGACAATCAATCAGACTTATCTGATTTGTTGACTAAGAGAACAATCTCAACGAATGAATATTATCCTTTTTACGTTATAACTGACACTTATAAAGTGTATAAGTGTATTTCTAATGGCGGAAATGCTCTAAGCACAGTAGAACCAACAACAACGGCATTTACAGGTGGAGATTTATATCAACCTTTATCTGATGGATATATTTGGAAATATATGTACACCTTGAAGCCACTAGATGCTTCAGAATTCTTAACAACTGATTGGTTTCCAATTAGAACAATAGCAGAAGATGATTCCACAGATAACTGGGATATTATTACTAATTCCGTTTCTGGTGGAGTTTATAATGTAAAAGTAACATCCTCAGGATCTGGCTATAATAGGTTATTGCCATCGACAGGCGATACTACCGATGCACAAGATGGTGTGACATTTACAAAAACATCGAATACTCAAATTACAATAACAAGTGGTTCGCCAAGCGCAACGTCAAGTTTCTATAATGGTTCTTTCTTTTATACCAAAAATATTTCAGGTGTTATAACTGAAGTAGCAGAAATTACAGCTTACGATGGTGCTGGTGGTGTAACACTTGCTTCTCCTGGTATAACAAATGCTGCCGCAGGATATGAAGGATATATTTCACCAAAAATAACTTTTTCTGGAGACGGAACAGGATTATCTGCAGTTTGTAGAGTTGTATCTAATGCAATTAATAAAATTCAAATTGTAAATCCAGGAAGCGGATATACTGAATGTACTGCAACTATTTCAGCACCAGCTGGTTCCGGTGCGACTGCTAGAGTAATTATTTCTCCTAATGGTGGACATGGATCAGATCCAGTTGTTGAATTGGGTGGGTTCAATCTTCTTTCTAAAGTTAAGTTTGAAGGAGACGAAGGTGGTGCAATAGTTTCATCGAATGAATACAGAAAGATAGGGATTATTGTTAATCCTCTAGTTCAAGGATCAATTAAACAAGCGCAAGCAAGATCAGGAATGTCAACATCTCAGATTAAATTGAATACTGCAGATACATCATCAAATGTAACTGCAGGAAAAAAGATAATCATTTATTCTGGTAATGGTAAAGGTCAATTAAGAACAATAAGCACTTTTGATAATTCAACTAAAATAGCAACTGTTACTGAAGCATTTGATATTCTACCAGATGCTACTTCTTATTATGGTTTTTTGGCTACTGACAGCGTCATAAATCAATGTCTAGTTATTAGTTACAATACTATTGGTTCAACTATTACTCCAGACTCTGTTATATATGAAGGATCAGTTTCGGCCGAAACTGCCATTGGTAATGTTGTGCAACACGATACTGTTAATAAGAAAGTTTATGTGACTAATTTAGGTAAGACTACAGGGGCAGCAACATTCCCATATTTTACAGGATCTACTGGAGTACAAGTAACAGGTGGTCCATCTTTTACTCCAACAGGAGCTACTGGCCCATTAATTGCAAAAAATACAGGTTCTGTAATCTATATGGAAAATAGAACACCACTTTCAAGATATACTGAACAAATCGAAGATATTAGAGTAATTATCCAATTCTAAAGAGGATTAAATGCCAGCAATTTCAGAATTAAATGCTTCTCCATACTGGGACGATTTTTCGCCAGAAACAAAAGATTATCTACGAATTCTTTTTCGCCCAGGATATGCTGTACAAGCAAGAGAATTAAATCAGTTACAATCTATCCTACAAACTCAAGTAGAAAGATTCGGGAATCATATTTTCAAAGAAGGATCGATTGTAGTTGGCGGTATGACGACGATCAATGTGAAAACTAGAAAATATGTTAAAATACAAGATACATTTTCTTCTAACGAAGTTGACGTTGAATCTTTCTTGAATAAAGTGATAACTGGAGGAACGAGTGGTGCGAAGGGTGTGGTTGTTGCGGTTGCTGAGCGTGAAGAATCAGATCCAAAGACACTTATAATCGAACCAATTGAAGGTACATTCAATGTAAACGATGAAACAATTTCTGCAGCTGGCGGTGGAAATTGTAAATCTATTGCTTCAGGAACTATCACTGGACCATCTTCTACTGTTTCAATTTCTGATGGTATCTTCTATACAAAAGGATTCTTTGTAATTTGTAATGAACAAACAGCTTATTTAGAAAAATATTCAAATACACCAAATAAGAAAGCTGGTTTGCTATCAGAAATAGCAATTATCGATGAAGGCGATGACACAACTTTATTAGATAATGCAACAGGTTCATATAACTACGCAGCACCTGGGGCGCACAGATTAAAAGTTAATCTAACTCTCGCATCAAAAGATTTAAATTTTACTACAGATGCAGACAAGTTTATTGAAATCTTGGAAGTTAGAGAAGGTGCTTTATATAAGCAAGTCACAAGACCAATCTATTCTGAAATCGAAAAGACCTTGGCAAGAAGAACTTATGATGAATCAGGTGATTATACAGTTAAACCATTCTTGTTAGATGTTCAGAATCACCCAACAGATAATAATAAGTTGCGTGCTTATATTGAGTCTGGAAAGGGATATGTTAAAGGATATGAGTTCGAGACAATCGCAAGACAATATGTTGATCTAGATAAACCAAGATCAATTTTTGATGACGAAACATACAATGGTTTTGATATTGGAATGAATTATGGTAATTATGTTAAAGTAACTGTCGACGAAGGGTATCCGGATATTTCTACATTAGAAACTCTTTATCTATATAATGCAGCTGGAAATCAAATTGGTACTTGTAGAGTATCATCGATTCAATATGATAGTGGTTCTGGTGCATCTGTACAATATAGATTCTATCTATTCGCAATCTTTTTGGGCGGGGGAGCAGGTTTTTCTGATGTTAGATCTTTAAGATCCTCAGATGGTACAACTAAGAAATTTGATTTAGTTGCTCCAACATCTGGATCAACTGGTGTTCTATATGGCACAGATTTATCAAGTTATATCTTTGAAACTGGCTTACAAAGTGTAAGAACTTTTAGAACTGAAGATCCGTTAAGTCCTGGAACATTTATTGCTTTAACAGATACTGATTATCAATATAAAGCAGTAACCAGTGCAGCGTCTACTACATCGTTTTCGTGGACTGTTGGAACTACTGAAACTTTACAATCAGGAACAGATACAGCAACTCTTGATACTCATTACTTAGTTGTTGATACTTTGAGCGGCGAGAGAATCCCTTCAAGTGGATATACATTAGGCATAACAAATGTTAATAGAACAGGAACTATTACATTAGGAGCAACAGGACCAACTAATATTTCGGTTATTTACACTGTAAATGCAAATACAACTGAACCTAGAATTAAAAATAAAATAACACCAAAGACTAATGCTGGTTATGCCGGATCGATAGGAAATTCTTCGACTACAATTAAACTAGCTTCAACAGCAGATAATACAACAACAAATTACTACCAGAATGCTTTAATTAAGATTATTTCTGGTACTGGTGAAATGACTGGTGCTACAGGATTTAGGATTTCATCATACGATTCTACAACACAAATAGCAACAATTGATGGAACTTTTTCAGCAATACCAGACGCATCATCTTATTACGAAATAGCTCCACCAACAACATCTTATACATATAATTCGTATTCAGAACTTGCTGTTGGTAGAGTATATTCTGCAACTAGCGTTGGGGCATCCGAAGTACCAATATCTTTGACAGTTCCAGATGGTATCAGAATACATAGAATTTTAAATTCAACGAGTCAAGCTGACTGGTTCGATCCAACAAAAGATGTTACGAGTAAATTCGGTTTTGATAATGGACAAAGAGATTTTACTTATGAATATGCGAATGTTGTTCTAAAATCTGGACAAGTTGTTACAGGTCCAATTGTTATCTTCTTTGAATATTTTACGCATACAGGTTCTGGTTACTTTAACGTAGATTCTTATCCTTCATACGATCAAATTCCAGTCTTTTATTCCTCGACCGGAAAATTCTATGATCTAAAGAATTGCGTTGATTTTAGACCAGTTAGACAACTGACAGGATCTGATCCCGGTTCTGGTCCATACGAAACAACAAAATTACCTATTTCTGGTACTAATATGAACGCAGATATTACATATTGGAAACCAAGAATTGATAAGATCGTCGCAACTACAGAAAGAGAATTTAAAGTATTAAAGGGTAATGCTGATTTATCTCCAAAGGCTCCTGACGATTTAGATAATGGGATGACTCTATATACTATCTATTATAATCCATATACTTATAATAATAAAGATATTGTTCTAAATTATGTGGAAAATAAGAGATATACAATGAGAGATATCGGTAGAATTGAAAAGAGAATTGAAAATATCGAATATTATTCTCTTTTGAATATGCTTGAGAGAGAAACTGCAACTTTAGATGTAACTGATGCTAATGGTAACGATAGATATAAAAACGGATTTATCGTAGATACCTTTACAGGTCACGGTATCGGTGATGTTACAAGTTCAGATTATCGTTGCGCTATAGACGAAAAGAATCAAGAAGCGAGACCAAGATTCTATACCAAAAATTACAACTTATTCTTAAAAACTACAGAATCTTCTGGATATGTTCAAAGAGGTCCACTTCTTTCCAGAACATTTACGCCAACGAATTATATAACTCAACCATTCGCTTCACAATCAGTGAATGTTAATCCTTACTCAGTATTCTCTTGGAGAGGAACAATGTCGATTGATCCTTCAATCGACTTTTGGAAAGATGAAAGATTCAGACCAGAAAATATAATCAACATTAACGGAAATAGAGATAATATTGCAATTGGTAATGATTTTAGTGGTTCGAGATGGAATAATTGGCAAGAAGAATTTAATGGTGCGCCTGAAGAAGATGAAGAAACCAGATTCTTAAGAATGAATCCTGGGTTTGGTACTTCTTTATGGAATCCTAATGGTTTACCAGCAGCAACTGTTAATACTGATCCAAGAAATGCAATGTTTGATATCTCTGATTGGAGATATGAAGAAAACATTGTTAACGGTGTAAGAACTCCGCAATGGAGAAATTGGAGAACAGGTGCAGTTGCTGATGCACAAATTGGTCAAAGAACGAATCCTCCTGTAGTTCCGCCCTCTCTAAGAGGAGATAATTCCGGTAGAAGAGTACAGAATCAACAACCAGTAAGAACCACAGTTAATACTGTCTCATTAGGAGAAAGAGTTGTAGATGTTACATCTACTCCTTGGATGAGACCACAAACAATTACTTTTGCAGCAAAGGGATTAAAACCCAATACTACTGTTTATCCTTTCTTTGATGATATCTTAATTTCTAGATATGTGAATTATGTCATAACTAAAACAGGTGCTGGAACATCAGGATCAAATACTATAACAGTAAATGATAATACAAATGATGTAATTATCGTTGGTCAATCTGTATCTGGAGCAGGAATTGGAAGCAACGCAAAGGTTACTTCTGTTAATGGAAGAACAGTAACACTATCTGTCAATAATTCTGGAACAGTAAACGGTACGATAACATTTACGGGTTCTAATGTTACTAATTCTGCTGGAAGTATTTCAGGAACATTTACAATTCCTCAAAATATGTTTTTAGTTGGCGATAGAATCTTAAGATTATCAGATAATGCAAATAATGATAAGGCTTTAGAAACAACTTTCGCACAAGCAAGATATACAGCAAATGGTATCCTAATACATAAACAAACTGAAACGATCAACATAAGAACACCTGAACCACAAGTTCCTGTTCCTCAGGATCCATTGGCTCAAACTTTCTTCGTTGACCCAACTATTTTTCCTAATGGATTGTTTATTGATTCAGTAGATATCTTCTTCCAAACAAAAGATGCTTCTGTACCAGTTACAGTACAAATTAGACCAACTGTAAATGGTTATCCATCTGCGACTGCAGTTATGCCTTTTGCTGAGAAAAGTTTACCGCCATCTTCGGTAAATGTATCTGCAAATGCTACAACTGCAACTAATTTCCAATTTCCGGCAATAGTTTATCTTGAACCTGGAGAATATTCTCTAGTAATTCTAGCTAATTCAACTGATTATAATGTGTGGATTGCAGAAATAGGTAAAAATAAAATTGGAACTGATGTTAAAATTTCACAACAAGCATATGTTGGTTCTCTATTCAAGTCTCAAAATTCATCAACTTGGACAGCCGAACAAACTCAAGATTTGATGTTTACGCTCAAGAGATGTTCTTTTGATGTTGGTACATATACTGCAGTTTTGAGCGATTATATTGTTGCAACCCCAACAACAAGAGTTAAAACCGCAACCGGAGTTAATGGTGGATTTACAATAACAGTAAATAATAGTGAAGATATTGCGATTGGACAATCTGTATCTGGAACAGGAATAGCTGCTGGTGCTGAAGTTACTCGAATTGATGGATTTATTATAACTCTTTCGGCGGCAAATTCTGCGACTGTAACTGGCAATATAACATTCACTGGTAAATCTGCTGGTGATGGATTTTCTGATGTTATTTGGGTTGGATTATCTACAATGGAGTTTCCAACTGCAACAACATCAAGTTCATTCGTTTCTAAACCAAGCGGGTCGTCATTAGAATCTTCTTATACGACTTTTCTCACTAATAAGAATTATAATTTCTCTGGTAGAAGAGAAATAATAGCTAACGCAGAATCCTTCAAACATAGAGTTATTGGAACTGTAACTAATAATTCAGTTTCTCCGATAATTGATATGGAGAAGAATAATTATCTAGCAATTGAAAATGATATTAATAACTTATATGAAAGAACTACTACTGTATCAGGAGCAACTGGTCATAATGCAACTATTATTAATCTAGCTTCTTCACAATATGCATTAAATGGAAATTACATTAAGATCGGTTCTGAGTATATCTTGGTTACTGCTGCAGGTGGTGTGACTGGTGCGACTGGTGTGACGGTTGTTAGAGGTCAATTAGGAACAGGTGCAACTTCAGTGTCAAATAATGCGACAGTTTATTCTAATTCAGAAACTTTCCCATCCGGAGGAGCTGCTGCTTCTAAGTATATTACAAGAAGAGTAACTCTACAGAATCCCGCAGATTATTTAAAGGTATATTTGACTGCAGTTAAACAATCTGGAACCGATATTAAAGTGTATTATAAGGTGAAGGCTACAGAAGATTCTGATCTATTTTCAAATAGATCCTGGATTGAAATGCAAAAAGAATATCCTGGAGATAATTTAAATTCTACTAATATTAATGACTTCAAAGAATTTATTTTCAGACCAGATTCTACAACTAATCCACAAACTATTTCTTATGTTCGTAATGGTGTTACATATTCATCGTTTGATGAATTTGCAATTAAGATAGTTTTCTTATCAACAGATCCAACAATTATTCCTAGAATTGCCGATTTCAGAGCAATCGCTTTAGACACAGTTATCTAATATGAAAATAATACCAACAGAAGTAAATAATCTAAATCGTGATCTCTCTTCTAAGGCTATTTTAATTACAGATGAAATAGCCAGATTAGAGTTTAAGAAGAAACAACTAAAGAATAAAAAAGAATTAGAAGCGATATATTCTGAGATTGAATCTCTAAGGGAATCAATCGACGATATAAATACTATTAAAGAAGAGATAAATGAAATAAAGAGCATGTTAAAATCTTTTTGTTCAAAATAAGGGATAATAGATGCCATCATTACCAAGACTTAAGAATAGTGATAACTTTGCACAATGGGCAACAAAAATAAACGATGCATTTACACAATTCGAAAGTTTCACTTCAGTTGCATTAGATACAACTGACCCACAATCAGCAGAATTTGCTATATATGATGCTTCGTTTAAAAATAAAGCATTAAGTACATATTATGTTACATCCCCAACAACAATTGGAGAATTAACAATAGGTGCATCTGGTGTCTCTAATAATATGGCTCCTGGTGAATATGGTTTAATATTTACCGGATCTACTGGTATTGGAATTGGTGCAACAGGTGTTGCAAGATTATCTTATGGTTCTACTGGTGTTTATGTTTCTTCTGTTACTTTGACAAATGTTGGTTCTGGTTACACATTCGCTCCAACAGTGACTATTGCTGGTGCCACAGGTTTTACCACAAATTATTCAATTATCGCATCTTCTCCTTATAATAACGAAGGAGATATCAGCGTAACACTTAGATCTGATAACTATAGAGTTGGAAGTGCGATTCAAGTAAGTGCTGGTTCGGGTTATGGTTCTGCTCCTGGTGTGACAATTTCAAATCCTCCATTCGTTGTCGGTGCTACCGGATTTGTTGGATCTAGTGGAACTTTATTCGGTGCTACTGGTTTTGCACAAAATACAATAGTAATGACAACTGTTGGTGGAGCACCAGTTACAGGCGATGCTCAATATAGATTCTATAAGGCAACAAAAGCAATTGCTGATTCTTCTCAGGTTCCATTCCATTCTTCTGGTATTTCCGGAAATTGGTTATTTATCGGAAGAAGAGCAACGGCTACATCATCTCTTACTGCAGGAGCTGTTACATCAGTAACCATAACAGATAAAGGCTATGGTTACACAAGTACTCCAGCTACAATAACTTTTAGTTCTGGTACTGCAAGTTATACTGCAAAAATGTATTCTGATGCTATAGCATCACTTACACCAAATTCGATTTACAATAAAAATAATGTCTCATCTCTAACCGATGTTATAAGATCAAATAATTTCTTATGCATCTATGATAGCACAACAGATTCTCTTAAGAAGATAGCTATTTCAGTTATAACTCCTGATATTCCAACTGGTGCAGTTCTTTTTGGTTCACCAACGGATTCTTATACATGGGATTACAATAGTTTTTATTGGGATGATGTTAATAATAGATTAGGTCTATTAACAAATTCACCAGATGCACTATTAACAGTTAATGGAGTTGGTGCTTTTGGTGATGGAACAGTTTCTGCTCCTTCTATCGCAAATACTGGAGACCTTAATACTGGTTTCTGGTTCCCGGCTGCTGATACTATCGCAGCATCTACAGCTGGTTCTGAAAGAGTCAGAATTGATTCTTCAGGTAATGTTGGAATTGGTGTAACACCATCACTTGGTAAGTTACATGTAATAAATTCTACAGATAATACTTTAGCTTATTATTCAATATCTAAATCTGATGGCGGTTCATCAGATGGTTTCATAATTAGTGATGATAGAGGAACTTCGGGTGTTAACTCAGGAAAAACTTTAAAAGTTATAACTAACAACACTGGATTGAACGATACTGGTGCAATTGCTTCTTTCGAAACAACTGGCGGAAGTTCAACTAATGTTCTATGGGTCGGGATTGATGGTGAAGTTGGTATCGGAACATCAACTCCTGATGCTCTCTTATCTGTAAACGGTATTGCTTCTTTCGGTGATGGTGCAGTAGGAACT